TTATTTAGCAATTCCTTTAAAATTAGTTAATGTTGATATTGCAAAACAAACTGAAGAAATTGGAACATTAGAAAAAGCATATGAATCTTTTAAAACTGGATTTGCGGATGCTATGAATACACAAAAAGATGTTTTTAAACAAATAGAGGATATTGGTAAAGCAAGTTTTGGTAAATTAAAAACAGCACTTACAGATTTTGTAATGACAGGTAAACTTAGTTTTTCAGATTTAGGTAAATTTGTTGTTAGGTCATTTATAGAAATGTTAATTGGAGAAGCTGTACAAATGGCTTTTAAAAAATCTATGGCTATGTTTAAGATGGATGCTATTAAAAAGGCTATGATTAGCTTGTATGAGGGTGCTATGAAGACTTTTGCTAGTATACCTTTCCCATTTAATATTGTGGCTGTGGGTGGAGCTTTGGCTTTTGGTGCAAGTCTTATTAATAAAATAAAAGGTTTTGAAAAGGGTGGTAGACCACCAGTAGGTCAGCCAAGTATTGTAGGTGAGAAAGGTGCTGAATTATTTGTGCCAGACCAAGCAGGAACAATAGTGCCAAATGATAAATTAGGAATGGGTAAACAAGTAACAGTTAATTTTAATATAAGCACAGTAGATGCTAGAGGGTTTAATGAATTATTGGTTAACTCTAGGGGTACTATTGTAAACATGATAAACAATGCTGTTAATGAAAAGGGTAGAGTGGCAATAATATGAGTGGGTCTTTACCAAACACTAGATTTAATGCGATTAACTTTAAAAGTAATCAAAAAACTTTGCTTACTGAAACTGATAGTGGCAAGACCTTTAGAAGACAAATACAAGGTCAAAGATTTAGTTTTACAGTAGCATATCCACCTATGACAAGGTCTGAGTTTGCACCTATTATGGCTTTTATAATGAAGCAAAGAGCAAGAAAAGAGAACTTTACAGTAACAATGCCAAGCTATCTAGATGCACAGGGCAATGAAACAGGAACTTTGCTAGTAAATGGTGTTCATTCTGCTACAGATACTACAATCGCTCTAGATGGTTTTGCAGGAGATGGAGCAGGTAGGTTAAAAGCAGGAGATTTGATTAAATTTGCTCATGATAAGGTTTATATGGTTGTTGAAGATGTAACTTCATCTAGTAATTCAGCTACAGTTACTATTGAGCCACCTTTAAGGGAAGCTCTAGCAGATGATACTTCTGTAACTTATGATTCTATACCTTTTAATGTTCATTTAACTAGTGATTTACAAGAATTTAGCTCTAATCAAGTGGATAAAGACGGAAACTTATTATTTACATATGAATTTGATGTTATTGAGAGTTTATAATGCCCAGAGGTTTAACAAGTGCAGTTAAAACAGAATTAGCAACAGGCAATATTGAACCAGTTCTTTTAATAGAAATAGGTTTTTCAACACCAATATATTTAACCAATGCTAGTTTTGATATAACCTCAAGTGTAAGCGGAACATCAAGGACATACTTATCAAATGGTCATTTTAGAGGGATTACTGGTGTAAATGAAACAAATGCACCTACAAAGAACTCATTAACTCTTAGTTTATCGGCTGTTGACCAAACTTATGTATCTTTTGCACTAACAGAGAACATAATTAATAATAATGTTTATATTTATAGAGGTTATTTAGACATAAATCTAAGTTTAATAGCTGACCCATTTTTATTTTTTTATGGCACTATAGATGAATTTAAACTTTCAGATAATACATCAACAGCTAATTTGCTTTTAGTTGTAAGTTCACATTGGGGTAATTTTAGTAAAACTAGTGGTAGGACTACAACTAATAACTCACAACAAAGGTTTTTCCCAAATGACTTAGGCATGAATTTTAGTGCTTTAACTGTTAGGGATATTAAGTGGGGTAGACCATGACAAGTACTCATATTTATTATGCGGAGAAGTCTGATATTGAAAGTATTTATGAAATGGCGATAGAATATAAAAATGTTGATTTATATGATGCTAATTTCCCAGATATAGATAGACCTAAACTTATTCATTTTATTAGTACCATTTTAAAAAAAGGTAAAATAATATTAATGAAAGATTTAGATAAAGATAAATTAATTGGTTGTTGTATGTTTAACAAATCTGAATATTTTTTTAGTAAAAGCGAAATAATGCAAATACAGATAGTTTACATAAAAAAAGATTATAGAAATTTTAAACTTGTAAAAACATTAATAGATGCAGTCAAAAGAGTAGCTGAAGATTTGCCTATTGTTTTGTCTATAACTTCTGGATTAGGAATAGACCCAGTTTTTGAAAAATTAGGATTTAAAAATATGGGTAGCAACTGGAGATTTATGTAATGGGTGGTTGGAATCCTATTGATGATATTGTTGATATTATAGACGATATAGTAGATGGTATAACTGACATTATTGATGATGCTATTGGTTGGCTTGTACCACAGCCAGATATACCAGATTTTGGAGCATTAAGACCAGACCAAAATGCTAAAGGTATTCTTTTAAATAAAGTTAGTTCTAATGCCCATATCCCTATTGTTTATGGAACTAGAAAAGTAGGTGGAAATATTGTTTTTATGGAAACCTCTGGAACTGATAATGAATACTTATATATGGCTTTAATTTTAAGTGAGGGTCAAATATCTGGTGTAGATGCAATATATGTGAATGATAAAAAAGTCGTTTTAAATGGTGTACTAGGTGAGGGTGTTATTGTTCAAGTTAATTCAGCAGATGAAAATTTTTATGATGATGAAAGTTTAATTTCTTTTCAACTGTTTTATGGTGTTGAAAGCCCATTTTCATCTACTTTACTAAAAGAAACTGATAATTGGGGTGATAACCATAAACTTTCTGGTTTAGCTTACTTAGCGATACGTTTTAAATGGAATGCAGATAAATTTGGCTCTGTGCCTACAGTTCAAGCTCTTGTTAAAGGCAGAGAAATTTATGACCCAAGATTAGATAGTACTGTTACTGGTGGTAGTGGTAGCCATAGGCAAAATGATAGTTCTACTTGGGAATATTCAGATAATCCTATACTTCAATTATTAGATTATTTAAGAAATGATAGATTTGGAATGGGTATAGCGGATAGTTATTTTGATAGTAATTTTGCAGATTGGCAAACAGCTAGTGATGTATGTGATACTCAAGTACAACCTTTAGGTGGTGATGCTTTTGACTTATACCCTTTTGGGTTAGGTTTTGGTGATGCAGTAAGTACAACAACTATATCTTTAATGAGCAGTAATACAGTTGTAGATACAGCTAAAAAGGCTATAGATAACGTAAAAGACTTTGTTAGAGGTTCTAGGTCATACCTTAACTTTTCGGCAGGTAAATATAAAATTTTAGTTGAAACATCTGGCACAGCATCAATTACACTTACTGAAGATAATATTTTAGGTGGTATTAATGTTATAAGTAAAAACAAAAACTCAAGATTTAATAGAGTTATTGTTAATTATATTGAGCCTACTAAGAATTACCAATCTGATTCAGCACAATTTCCACCAGTTGGAGATGCAGAATTGCCTACAGCAGACCAATTTGAAACAATGAAAGCAGAAGATGGTGATTTATTATTAGAGGGTCGCTTTGATTTTTCTATGATGACAAGTGGTTTCCAAGCCGAAGAAATGGCTGAAATAATATTAAGACGTTCTAGGTCAAGTTTAGATGTTTCTTTTGTGGCTGATGCTACAGCTTTAGATTTATCAATAGGCGATATAGTTAATATTACTCATGCTACTCCTGGATTTTCTGCAAAACCTTTTAGAGTGCAGGGTATGTCTTTAAATGCAGACCAAAGCATAAGTTTACAATGTTCTGAGCATCAAGATGATTATTATACTTTTGGTACAAAGCAAACACCAGATGAAGTAGTTGATACAAATTTACCTAATCCATTTTTAGTTCAAGCACCAGTTTTAGAAGTATCAGATGAGTTAAGAGCCTTAAATGAAGAAGCTATTAGTGTTTTATTAGTTGATGTACAGGCTACAGATTCATTTATAGTAGATTTTGAAGTGCAAGCTAAGAAAAGCACAGATACAGCTTTTATAAATTTAGGTAGGGGTGCTAGTTCTAAGTTTGAACTTGCTAACGTAGAAGATAATGCTGTTTATGATGTTAGAGCTAGGTCAGTATCATCTATTAGTAGGTCTGTATTTATATCAGCACAGCACCAAGTAGTAGGTAAAACTGCTCCACCTGCTGATGTAACAAATTTTCAAGTGAATATTATAGATACAGAAGCTCATTTAAGTTGGACACCAGTACCAGATTTAGATTTATCACATTATATTATTAGACATAGCCCTTTAACTAGTGGTGCTATATTCTCTAATGCTATAACCTTAATTGATAAAGTATCAAGACCTGCGAATACTGTTACTGTTCCTGCAATGACTGGTACATATTTTATAAGGTCAGTTGATAAAATTGGGTTAAAATCACTCAATGCTACAAGTAATGTTACGTTAATTAATAATGTTAAAAACCTAAACTTTGTGGCAAGTTCTACACAAGACCCAACTTTTACAGGGACTAAAACAGATGTGATTATAGTTGATGATGCTTTAATACTAGAAACAGCCTTGTTTGATAGTGTTTCTGGTGATTTTGATGATGCTGTAGGTAACTTTGATGGTGGTGGTGGTACTGTTTTATCAGAGGGAACTTATGACTTTGACACTTATATAGATGCAGGGGGTGTTTATAGCAGTAGAATAACAGCAACAGTTAATATGGAACGATTAGACTATGTAAATCTTTTTGACGATGCACAGGGCTTATTTGATGCTAGAGAGGGTTTATTTGATGGAGCTAATGATACCTTTGGTGATGTAAATGTACAGCTACAGATAGCTAAAACCAACGGAGACCCAGTAAGTGGCACATACTCTAATTTTCAAAAATTTAATGTTGGCGATTATACTGGTAGGGCATTTAAATTTAGGGCTGTTTTATTAAGTGAAGATTCAGAAGCAACACCTAAAGTTACTGGTTTGTCAGTACAAGTAGATATGCCAGAAAGGGTATACTCTGAAAAAGATATTGCTAGTGGAACTGATACAAATGGCAAAGTGATAACATTTAGTCCTGCATTTAAGGAAATATCTGGAGTAGGTATTTCGGCAAGTAACTTGGCTAGCGGTGATTATTATGCTATAACAAGTAAAAGTGCTACTGGTTTTACTATAGAATTTTTTAACAGTTCCAATACCACAATAGACAGAACATTTGATTATGTGGTAAGAGGGTATGGAGAACTAGCATCATGAGGTTAGAATATGTCACAAAATGATTTTACGTTAGCAAACCAAAGTTTTCCTGCCTTTAGAGCGGATTTAAACTCAGCCCTACAAGCCCTTGCAAGCAATAGCTCTGGAGGTTCAGCACCTAGCACAACTTTTGCTAATATGTGGTGGTACGATACTTCAAATAATATCATGTATATTAGAAACGAAGATAATGATGCTTGGATAAAGTTTGCAGAATTAGACCAAGCTAATGATAAATTTGTTTTAAGTGGCACATTACAACTAGATGATGGAACAGTATCAGCACCTGCTTTAACATTTAATTCTGATACGAATATGGGTATCTATAGAGGTGGCACAGACATATTAAAGTTTGTAACAGCAGGAACAGATGCTGTAACGATAACAGCTTCGCAACAAGTTGGAATTGGTGCATCATCAATTGGTGGTGCTGGTACACCTAAAGCATTTATAAAGCAAAGTTCAACCAACTATTATGAGGGATTACTTGTTAGTGCAAATGCAAATGACAATGTTGCAACAGTTGGGCATACTGGTACTGAAGCAGTAATTGGCTCAACTTATGGAACTTCTGGCTCATTTACACCACTTATATTTAAAACGAGCAACAATGACAGATTAAATATTGCATCTAACGGAGATATCAGCTTCTACGAAGACACGGGGTCAACACCAAAAATGGTATGGAAAGCTAGTGATGAGCGATTGGGGATAGGTAATAGCAGCCCAGATGTTCCCTTAGAAGTACAAATGACTCAAACTGGTGGTGCACCTGCTACTTCTGGAACTACTCAAACTTATGGTATATTGCGATTACAAGGAACTACGTTTACATCTGCTTTAGATTTTGGAACAAATGGTGGTAACTATGCTTGGATTCAAAGCACAGACCAAGCAGACCTTTCAACAAATTATTCTTTATTATTAAATCCGAATGGTGGCAACTTGTTGGTGGGTACTACTAGTCCAGATGATAGTATAGATGGGTTTAAGTTAAAAAGTAATGGTCAAAAATTAACAGTAACAAGAAATGGTGCTGAACCTTTAGTATTAAATCGTAGAACATCTGATGGTGAAATTGTTCAGTTTAGAAAAGACAATGTTGAAGTGGGAAGTATTGGTACTACTTCTGGCGATTTAGGTATTGGCACAGGCGATTGTGGTATAAAGTTTGTTGACCAAAACGAAACTATTTACCCAGCAAACCCTAGCTCTAGTTTTGCAAATAATGATGCTACAGTTTCTCTAGGTGTAAGCACTAACCGCTTCAAAGACCTCTACCTATCTGGTGGTGTATACTTAGGTGGCACTGGTTCAGCTAATTATCTTCAGGATTATGAAGAGGGAACTTGGACAGCCACATTAAGTCAAGGCACTTGCACTACTGCAAACGCATCTTATACAAAAATAGGAAAAAGAGTTCATGTGTCTGCACAATTAAACACTTTTTCAGATAGAAGCAGTCCATCTAGTGTAGAAATACAAGGTCTACCTTTTGCCAGAGATACTTCTAAAGACGAAGTTGCTGGAGGTTCTGCTATGTGGTCATATGTTGATGAAGCAAATACTGTTGCATATATAGCGACTCCAGGTTTGCAATTTTACACAAGTCAAAGTGGTAATTTTACTAGTCTTAGATATGCTGATTTAAATAATTCAGCTTCAACAGTTTATTTAGTTGCAACTTATTATTCAACATAACCCTATTGGACATAGGGTAGTCAGTCCATTTAACAAAGGAGATAAAAATGTTAACAGAAGAAACACTACAAGACAAAATAGAAATCGTAGGTGACTTCAAGCACGTTCAAGTAAGAACTGCCACAGTCATTAAGAGAGATGGCACAGAGATAAGTCGTAGCTTTCATAGGCACGTTGTAGCACCAGATATAAGTGCAGATGACTTAGCCAATGAGAGTGCAGAAGTACAAGCAATATGCAATGCAGTACATACAGATGCAATCAAGACAGCATATGCTACACATTTAGCAGAGCAGGAGATATAAATGGCAGTAACTTATGAATGGCAAGTGTCCAATATGGAACGTAATTTAGCTGATGGTGGTGTAACTATCGTGCATTGGAATTGTGTAGGTACAGAGAATGAAATATCTGCTCGTTCTTATGGAACAACATCACACACACCTGATGCTTCAGCTTCAGACTTTGTAGCATTTGATGACC